TGGTTCTGGGCAATCTACCTTTAAAGTTCGTTCAATTATAGAATCTTTGCCATTTATTACTAAAGTATCTGTTAAACGTATATTTTTTGTAATACGCTCTACTTTGTAACCTTTCTTGACTGCTTTAGTTAAATGGTGATTCATTGAACATGAAGAAAGTATAACTATAAATATTAATATATAAGGGTTTAACCGTTCCATCTCGCCTTTTTACTTCTAATATCTACGTGTATAAAATTGCTATAAGCACCTATACCCTTAAAGCTTAAACGTCCATCTTTTATTAATTCCTCAATAACACCTCTTAACTCTCTTGGACTTACACCTTCAACTCTTATGTCAGCTGCTTTACCTAGTAAGTGCTGAGAGCGTGATGCACCGCCTATTTTCTTATTGTATTCAGGGCTTCTATAACCTGAATTTATAGTTATAGGTTTACCTATAAAATCTCTTAACGTTTGAAGCTCTTTTACAAGTAACAATATATTGTTAAACACTTCTGGTGGCATTTTAGAACCGTCCTTACAGTCAAATTCGCTTAATGAAAAATTATTAGTTAACTTCATGTTAATTTTTTTTAGAGTATTTTTGTTTAAGTCTATCAATTATAAATTTCATTCCCTCATAACCTGAAAAACCTAGCATACAACCGAAACCGTATCTTGTGTTTTCGTTTATATTTATATATTCAAAAATAACAGGTGTTACATAATTAGCTATTATACCTCCTGAGAGCATAGCCATAAAACGCTGAGCCTTTGTTAAATCTCTTTTGTGTGATATTGAAACTATAGAACCGAAAACCCCTGCAATAATTAGTCCTATATGTATGCCGTAATCTTCGGCTATTTTTAATGCTTTTACAATCGAATCCATGTTTTTCTATTCTTGCAAACTATGATAATAAATAATAATAACGCTATATGTTCGTTGTAATCTATTACCGTAGGGTCAAAGAAAAGTTCGTCGATTAGGTTATTTATGGCTGTTAAATGCATTATAAAAGCTATCACAGACCAATTACCCTTGGTTGTTAAGTATATTACTCTAGTATATCCAACAAACGCAAAGGCTACTAAGTGATACCACGAACCCTCCCATAAATTAAATGGGAAGGTATACGCAGTTATGACGCTAAAAAACGCAGCAACAAGCCATATAGCAGCTTTAGTACTCATTATTTTCTGTCGTTTGGTCTGCCTCCGCAGAACTCATTAATAAAAGAGTCAAGCTCTTCTGGCATTACATCTCCATCATAAGAGACTGTTAAAGTGTAGATTGTTTCGTTTTTGTCTACTGTTACCGTTACTGTTTTCATAGATTTACTTTGTATGTTTTATGTATAAATATTCTAATTGTAAAGAGCCACCAGCCGAAACAAAAGACTGAACTTCAAAATGTGTAGCAAGTGAAGCGTTAAAGCTTGTTAAATAGTGCCATGCTGCACCGTTTGTATATGTGTCGCCTGGAGTTGGTAAAACGTCATTAACTTTCTGCTCGTATTGTACATACATATCTGTTCCTGAAATTTTTGTTACAGTTATTCGTATTGAGGTTGAATAGCTCGTGTATGGCAACTGTAAAAGACTATTACCGTAAGTAGGCGTAGAAGCGGAAAGAGGCGTATAAGCTATATTGTCCCAAAGGAAATACAAGCCGAACCCGTCAGAACTAGGGGCAACAGCATTGTTAAAATTCATTTCAACTTCTAACCTGTCCCCGTCCTCCATTGTAGGAACTGCAACGGTACTACCTAAATCGAAGGTTTCCATTGTTCCCGTGGCACTTGTTACGGTGTCATTAACTGCATTATTGTATAGAACAACTCCTATTTGTGAAGGGGCAACCTGTTTAGTTACTCCACCCTGTACTACTGCCATTTTTTCCGTTCCGTCGAATGATGTTGATACTGGTAAATCGCTTATTTTTGTGTCTGGCATTTTATTTTGTTTAGGTAAATTTTAAGTTTTTTAATATCTTCTGCTTTGGGTTTGTATATCTTCTTTGCCATTATAATTCTAAATTTTTATACTTATAATAGTCTCGGTTATCGTCTTCTAAATACCAACCATTAAATGCAGCGTCTTTGTCTGGCTTCATATCTTCACTAGTGTTGTTGCTGTACTCAGGGAATAAATTAGAATTATCACACATATAATCTAAAAATCTGCGTGTATAATGCTCTGCTATTTGTCTTTCTTTTTCTACTAAAAAATCAACCTCGTTTTTATCTACAGTACTAGAGTTTTCAGAACCATGCTTATAAACACCTTTGTTTGCTATAGTGTAAGCTGCAAAAGGTAAATATTCAGTCATGCCATAATGTATTAACATAGGCTTTACATGATTGTTAACTAAGTTTAAATAGTCACCTGTTAAAGTATTGTTTATAATATCGTCGCTAATCTTTTCGAATAAGTTAGAGCCTAAGTAATTCTGTATGTGTATGTCTTGTGCAATCTTTAAAAATTGAATAAATTTATCGTCGTCAATATTTCCGTTTGCCGCTGTGAACTTTTTAGCGTCCTTTGTTGTTATAAATAATGGGTACATATTATTGTGCGTCTATTGGTCTATTAGTATTGTTTGGACTAAAGCCTTTATACTTCATGTCATTAGGCTTCATAGATACTTCTTTCGGGTTAGTAGGTCTATAACCAAACTTACGAGCTTTATTAGTGCTTATAGTGTTTGCGTCTGGATTTAACAAGTTTTGCTTTTTACTTGTACTTACAAAAGTTTTTCTAACCCATTTATGATGGCATCTAGGTCCTCCCTTGTATTTAAAAATATCATAAAAGTCCGAGCCGTTCTCACCAAATCCAGCGTTTACTATCTGAGAACTCATCCTATCTATATCCTCCTTACGGTATAGTTTGTTTGCTTTCATCATAGCTTTACAAAAACCTCTTTCTGGGTTCGGGTTTCCTGTATATTGGTATCTAACTTTAAAATAAAAGCCGTCTATCTCTGCATCTTGTGAACTCTTTCTATTTGCGTTTGCCTTACCTGTAGATACTAGCTCTGTTAATCTTGCTTTAATCTTAGATAGGGCTGTAGGCTCTTCTTTTAGTTCGTTTTCCCACTCTTTTACCTGTGCGTTTAAGTCGCTTTCAGTATCGTAGTCGACTTCTCTTTCGTCTATTAACTCCCAGCCCTCACCTTCTGACTCTCCAAACTCTGAAATAATAGCATCAAAGTCCTTACTCATTTTTAAGTTAGCCTCTTCTTTTGCTTGTTGTTTCTCTTCTATTGAGTCCATTAAATTTAGTCTCATGAAGTACATATCTAAACTAGCTTGATTAAACGCTAAGAACTTCTCTAAAGCCTCTAAAATAACTTCTTGAAACGGTACTACTGATTGATTGTAAAAAACCTTTGTAGCCATTTCTATCTCGTCTGCATTTGAACTAAACCCTTGCGACTCTGTAGTTATTCCGACAAGCATAGGACTAATAACAGTGTGAGCATTTAGTAGCTTAGATTGACACTCTTCTGATAAATATTGATAATGTTCAGGTGCATCGTTTAACGGTATATCTTCAACAGTTGTTGCGCTTTCTTTGTTATCGTTATAAGCTATAATTACTTTATCACCTTTAGAGCCTGTTAATTTGCCATTTACCCTCCTAGATATTATCTTTTGAGCTTCTTCGCTAGGCACTCCGTTATTGAAGTTTACTACTTTTGTTCCGCTAAAACCGTTTTGAACATCATTTATTTGATAATCTGCTATTTCTTCTTCTAAAACTGCATAAGGAAGCCCACCAATATAATCAACGTCTGCGAAATACTTCATATCAATACTGTCAAACTGGCAAGGGTAAATTTCTATTTTATCCTTTGAAGTTCCAAAAGCTGAGTATCTAACTGGTTCGTTGTTTCTTGTGTCGCTCCAATCATTGCAATAGTAATACCCTGTAATATCTCCTTTTTCGTCGCATTTTTCAGGGCGCATTAGTCTAGTAGGAATATAGTCAGCCTTAACTATTTTAGTGTGCTTGTCGTTATAGTGTACTTGAAAATATCCAGTACCTAGCATTTTAAAATTTAAACCTACATTTCTAAGTGCTTTATTGTCTACCATGCTTTTTAACATAGCGTACTCGCTCGGTTTTCTTGAAGCGTCTAAAGCGTGTATTCCACGACCAACTATTAAGCGTGCAATGTTGTTTATAATAGCATTATTTGTAGTACTATTTTTATACCTACCAATAATCCATTCGTAATGATCGTTCTCTTTGCCGTACTCTACCCATTCGTTACGTGAAGTCTCAATAGCTTCGGGCTGCTCATACGTAGCTAGGTTAAATATTTCTATATTGTCGCTCATTGTAATATAATATAATCATTATTAGAAGAGTTTTGCTTGTACTCGTCTTTGTTTATTGTGTATTCGTCAACGTCTTGGTTAGTACAGTAAATCATATCTTTATACACAATATCTTCATCATTGTAAACTACTAAGCTATATTGTTGACCTTCTTTTAACTGATAGATAGCGTTTAATACTAAGTAATAACTTTCTATTGTTGGTGTTACTAAATACTCTGTTTCGCCCTCCTGACCGATAATTACAGCCTTAGTTGCTGCGTACTTTCTCGGTATAATTTTAATATCTTGTGCTGTGGCTAGTTCTTTTAGTACTATCATATTTAATAAACTAAATTTTGTTATTCTTGTTTTATATACAAACAAAAAACCCTAGCACCGATTAAAGCACTAGGGTTAGATATGTTCTCCTTTTTATTTGTTACGATACAACCGTAAAACCAACCGCTAATAATCCAGCTTCATTGGCTGTATCAATAAAGTTAGCTGGTATTTTCTCCATTCCTTTCAATGTCAAAGTGTAACCGTTCAAATCAGCCATAACCGTTCCCGAACTAATAACCATAGTTTCCAACTCTAAACCATGCTCTAAACCTAGCAGTCTAAAGTTTCCGTTATAATCTTCGATAATTGCTCTAGGTCTACCATGAGATAAAAGCTTCATTTCTTGATGAGTAGTAATATCAACTTTTTTAAGAACTACTGTCAAAGCCTGTTCTGTAAAAGTTGTTCCGTTATCTCTTGAACTTGTAACAGTTTCGTCCAATACATTAGCACCTTTAAGCTCATATTTGAAAGCGTTAATAGTTGCTGCACCGAAAGCTGTAGCAATAACGTCTGTATTTGTTACATCGTATGTATAACCTTCTATTTCGTCGTAATTGGTAAAGTAGATATTTTTCAGTCCTCCAACCGAATCTTTACATATTTCTGCTCTACCTGCTGTTAAATCGCACGCCATTTTAATATATGTTTTTAATGTTTATATAAAAAAAGGGAAGGCTCTTTACCTCCCCTTTATAATTAATTGTTTTACTTATTATGTAGTAGTTAAATACCAAATAATATCCTCAGAATTTACATACTGAACACCAGCAGTATAAACCATTTTATAACGAACCATTCCTGTTAAATCTGAATCGTCCATATCTTTAATTCTAATTTCGTTGTGGTCTGACAATAAACCAGTACCGAAATAAAGATTTTTTCTTTGGTAAGCTACAAAAGTATTGTCTGCTAATCCGTTAATTACTTCTAAAACATAAGAACCGTATCTAAGTTCCATGTCTCCACCTCCAAGACCGTTAGAAATACCAGCAGAAACCAAAGCCTGTTGGTATGCTAAAGCAATGTCTGGTGAAACACCTACGATTAAATCTGTCTTACGTCTTAAAGCTACTGGAATTGCATTTAAAACCTTTTCAATCTCTGAAATTACATTTGCTTTTGTTACTGCTGCACCTAAAGAAGTAATACCATTACCAGCCTTAATTACTGCTGCATCTGCGTCAAATGCTTTAACAAAACCGTCGAAATGACCTGTAACAGCAGCGTCACCGTTCCAAATATCGTTATCTGTAGCCTCTGCCGTGTCTCCTAAGATTTCAGCCAATAAAGCAGCCTCTACGTCTTTAGGCATATTGTCATTGTGAGCAGAGAACCCCATAGAAGCACTAGACCAAATCTGACGTAAATCCTCTTTACATATTTCTTGCTCGTTTTTAATCTTCTTAGGTGTAAGTAACTTCTCAGAAAGAGTTACAGCCCCTTCTGGGCTAAAACCACACGTATAATCGACTCTACCATCAGAGTATGAGATTTTACGTAAAGACGATTGGAAGTCAATGTCTGGTAATACTGTTACTAAATTTTTTGCAATTGTGTCAGCTTCTTTAAACGCTGCTCCTGTGATTTCTCCTGCTACGCTTCCTGCATAGTTAGAGCTTACTGTTAATGTTGTTGCCATTATTTTCTATTATTTAAAAAGTTAACTAATCCTTTAGCTTCTTTTGTTTTGCTTAGACTTGTAGCCTCTGGATTATGTTTAATTGTTTCTACTTCTTCTTCTTTTGAAAGTTCTACTTCTTTTTCTTGCTCTGCTTTAAACTCAGCTTTAAACGCTTCAAGCTCTGATTTAACTACTTCTGAAATTGCAAGTAATACTGAATCTGGCATATCCTTAGAGAAATGACTTTCTTTTGTCACCGCTTCAATAACTTTTTTAGGCGTGGCTGGTGTAGACTCCGAACCTTCTGACGCTGCTACTTGCTCTTCTGCTACTGGCTCTTCTTCTTGTTTTTCACCAATAGAATCAATAATACCTTCTTCAACTACTACTAGCATCATACCGTCCTCTAGTGTGTACTCTCCAACTGGTAAAGCAATTAACTGCTCATCCTCTGTCTTAATGTTTACTGGTTGCCCTGCTTCGAATACCTCTGCTTCGATAACTGTCACCCCATCGTCTAGCTTCATTGAAGCCATTTTAACCTCTGACGCTTCACCTTTTGATAAAATCGCCTTAAATTGTTCAACTATTTGCGCTGCTTTATTCATATTTAACTGTGTTATATTATATTAACTTTTAATTAAAAAATTTGTTTTATTTATGGTACATCATTTACAATATCTGCCGCTGTCATGTTATACATAACAAATACACAATTTGCATCCGTTCCGTTATCTTGTAAGTTCGGGTAAGTGTCACCGTCTCCCATTCTCCACCAATGGTTAGGTTCTGTTGTTAAAGTAGACAAGTCAAAAGGACTACCACCATTGTAGATGTTTGAAATATTAGAACTTTGGTCACTATCAAAAATAGCTAACTCATCTACCCTGCAATCCCTCATATAATTACCGCTAACAAAGCGACCTACTCTTAAATTATCGGCATCTACGCTACCTGTATAACCGTAATTTTGATGAGTGTTGTTAGTTGTTTGTAAAACCCCATCTATAAAAATTTTAAATCTGCTATAGTAACTGTTTAAACTTCCACTACTTGAACCAGTAGTCCCACCGTCATAAGTTACCATTATATGCTGCCAAGTATTAGGGGTTATGCTATTGGCTGGAGTTTGAAGCTTTAAGTTATTATTATTTGACCCGTATCTTAATCTAAGTAATTTATTACCATTAGAATTGATTTGCATTAGTTGAATATAACCACCATTAGCAATATCGTTATCACCAAAATAAAAAATAACCTGACCTTGTGAATTAGTACTACCTTTAAAGTAAAAAGATATAGTCCAAGCATCTGAAGCCCCTGAACCATTAGAAACCCTGCCTAGTAAAGTACTTAACAATGAAGCATTGCCTCCTAACCAGTCTTGATTAGAGAAATTGATACTTTTAGTATTTGCAAATGGTGGTGTTGATACCGTCAATACTATTGTTTCACTATCTTCACCGTTATAATTTATCGCTTTTACTGGTATATTGTAAGTGCCAGTCGCTAAAGATGAGCCTCCGATAAGTTTTCTAGGATTTCCTTATACCGTGGTAATTCCTGAAACATTAGACAAATCCCACTCATAACCAACACCGTAA